GCTTGCTCTTAGCAGATATCGAAAGCGCTTTACGCGTGGAGTAGAACCTGGGTTGCCTTGTGAACAGCAACAACCAACCGCACGAAAGTGCAACTGGTTTTGTGTTCACAGCTTGGGTTTTTGGTAATTAACAACCGAAAATATGAGCTTTGAACATGAAACAAACAAGACACCAGTCAAAGAGACTGAGAACAAACGAGGAGGAGAGAAGGAGATTAACCCCAAAGAACATGCAATTGGTCTTTTTGCCAAACATAGTCAGAATAATGGTAAGAGACATAATAAGAAAGAAAGTAAGAGAAGGGGTTATAGAATTCGGCAATTGCGAAAATTAAAAGCGCATGCTGGAGAGGAAGCATTGTTTCCTGGTAATCTCTGCAGTGAGAAACCAGGCGCGGATGAAAGTTCTAATGATATTCCGCTAAACGTAGAAGTACGTAATGAAGTAGCGAGGGCTGCCCTTGAGGCACCTGACGAACTTGAGAAGAATTCAAATGATGAGGAGTTTCAGGATATGATTTCTTCCATCACAAGTTTCGTTGCATCAGAAAAAGTACCAGATCCAGACGCTTGGATTTCATACATAGAGAATATTCTTCTCTATGCGTGGCATCTTAAAAAGGCTGAAGGACCAACTGATATTTTAGTTGCGACTATGTCTTATATTAAGATGTGTACTTCCAAGTCTATAACGATGACAATTCTTAAAGTCATTGAAGGGCTGTTGAACAAAAATGATGAACCATTGGGTTCTAATGCCCTTTCTGGAGATAGTGTCGTTCGAGGATGGGACGCATTCAGAGCCAATCCAATATTCAATAAAATTAGTTATCTGATTTCTGCAGCAATGTCAGTATCAGCATGCTCAATTAAAAAGATTGAATGGAACCCCTGTGGTTTTGAATTTATCTCTATTGAAGCCATGAAAGAGCAAGCAAAGGCTGTTGATGTGATTGATGCAGTTTTGCGTACTTTTACATGGATGATGGAAACAGGTTATAAATGTATAACTACAAGAAGTTTGGTTCCTTTACTGTTTGGAGACCAAAAGATGCGTGATTTTCAAGAAACATGCGATTATGTTCTTGCCCACCAAACTTCCTATTTGAGTGGAAATGGTGGAGATCTCGGACCTTTTGAGAAAAAAGTTGATGATTGTCTCCATACTATATCTGAAATGAAGAAAACACGACCAGATACTGCAACAGCACATTGGCTACAACAAAAATATGCAGAATTGGTGTTGTTAAAGGAAAAGATAGTTGGAAAACATAGGAACACTGCTCAGAGATCTGCTCCATTCGGTGTGGGAATTACTGGTTCATCTGGTATTGGAAAGACCACTCTAGGTACTCTAACTATGAAAGTTACATTGGAAGCTTCTGGTTTTGAGTATGATGAAAAAAGAATCATCACCGAAGATCAAAATGATAAATATGATAGTTTAGTGACATCTGATATTATTGGTATTTTCAATGATGATGTTGGTCAATCGAAGAAGGAATTCACTTCAAAATCTGTTGCAGGAGCTGCAGTAAAAAGAGTGAACAATGTACCTGCACAAGCTGTCAAAGCGGAGTTGCACGAGAAAAATTGTGTGTTTTATCGTCACATTGTTGATATCATGACATCGAATTTCAGCAATTATAACATGCATTGGTTTTCAGACACACCGCAAGCAGGTTTGAGAAGATACGTACATGTTCGTGCACGTGTTTTAGAAAAATATCGTGTGCCTGGTGGAGTAGCGTTGAATACTGATCATCCTGATTTAGATGATGGAGAAGTTATTCATGATGTCTGGAATTTAGACATAGAAGAATGCTTAGTATTTGAATCGAAGAC